TCACAGTTCAGTCCGGTCGTCCCAGCGGGGGAGCCGGGGTCGCTGCCCGACCTGCTGTGGCTCCGGATCAGTGACCTCCGGATCGACGAGCGCTACCAGCGCAGCGTGCTCGGGAGAGGCATGACCAACATTCGCCACATCGCGACCAACTTCCAGTGGAGCAAGTTTACGGCGGTCTGCGTCGCGCGCTGGGAGGGCGTGGACTACGTCGTGGACGGGCAGCACCGCACCTACGCGGCGGCGCTGCGCGGCCTCGAGAGGGTCCCGTGCCTCGTCATGCGCATGCCGCCGAGGGACGCGGCGGATGCCTTTGCCGCGATCAATGGGCGCACGACCGCGATCCACGCGCTCTCCGTCTGGGGCGCGCAGGTTGCGGCGGGCGACGAGAAGGCAGTGGCGCTTGACCGGGCCTGCCGGGCAGAGGGCGTCCTGATCAAGCGCTACCCGGTGCCGCTTCTCAAGATGCGCCCCGGTCAGACCGTTGCGCTGGGTGCACTGCAGCGGGGCATGAAGGACCTTGGCGAGGCTGGACTGCGGCTCGCCCTGCGCCTCCTCATGACTGCGCACCCGGAGGAGCGCGGGGTTCTGACCGGCTCGCTGCTGCGCGTTGCGCTCCGTCTTGTAGCGCGACTTCAGGAGGAGCGACCAGCTGACGTAATGAGGGCGGCGCAGGGCGTCAGCTTCACGTCTGCGCTGCTCGAGGCTCCGTCCGACCTGCCCGGCCCCCGACGCGTGGAGCATGTCGTAGCGGAGCTCTACCGCAGGATCAGGGAGAAGCTGCCGTGACCCTGGAGGAGATACTCGACAACACGCTCCAGTGTCCCTCCGGGTGCCAGCTGTGGCTGGGCGGGGACACCGGGACCGGGCGCGGCGGCGGCTACGGCAAGGTCCGGTACGAGGGACGCATGCAGTCGGTGCACCGCGTCGTCTACACGGAACTCGTTGGACCGATACCGCCGGGCTGGGAGGTTGACCACTTCTGCGCGCGCTGGGGTGGATACTCATGGCCCCGGCGACGGTGCTGCAACATTGAGCACCTGGAGTGCGTGCCCGGCGACGTGAACAACCGAAGACGCATGATCGCGATGGATCGCGCGATGAACAGAGGAGAGTAGGGTGGGAGAGAAGATAAAGTTGGTCGAGGTCGAGATAATGGCCACGCTGCTGAGACAGTTCAACGAGGAGCTGTCTCAGCTGAAGAAGTACGCGGCAGTCACCGAGCGGGGCATCTACCTCTACTTCAGTGGCCACAACGCCCAGTACGCGGGCGATGCGCTGCAGGAGCCCATGCGTCGTCACCTCTTCGAGCTGCAGCGGGACCGTGTTCGCGCGGTAATGGACAAGCTGCACGACGCCGGGGTGGAGACGAGCGAACTCCGAGACCAGCTGGGCGTCGTCAACGCAAGATACGAGAGCGCAAACAAGAAGGAGAACCAGTCTTGAAGATCTACATAGCAGGGATGTACAGCCGCCGTCTCGCGCTGCTGGCGGTATCCAAGATGTTCTCCGCCGCCGGGCACAAGATTACTGCGCGCTGGCTCAACGGCGACGAGGAGAAGCCGGGCATGACCCAGCGCGACAAGGGCCAGATGGACGTTGATGACGTCGTCGCAGCGGACGTCGTGATCCTGTTCTCAACTCCAAAGGAGATGTTCACGAAGCCGGGCGAGGGGACCAGTGGCGGACGTCACTTCGAGTTTGGCCTCGCACTCGGGCTGCGGAAGAAGATGATCCTGGTCGGGCCACCGGAGAGCGTGTTCCACCACGTGGCCCAGGTGCTCCAGGCCACTGACGCGGTCGAGGCGCTGCGCATGGTTACAGCGATGGGTCACCCATGACCACTGAGATCGTCCTCGGCCCGCCGGGCACCGGCAAGACCACCTCGCTGCTCAACATCCTCGACGAGGAGCTGGAGCGGGGCGTGCCCCCGGACCGCATTGGCTATGTCAGCTTCACCCGCAAGGCGGCGGACGAGGCGGCGCAGCGCGCCTGTGAGCGCTTCAACCTGCCGCGCTCGGACTTCCCATGGTTCCGGACGCTGCACTCGCTCTGCTTCCGGAGGCTGGGCATGCGCAGCGCCGAGGTCCTGGAGGGGCCGCGCATGCGGGAGTTTGCCGACTACGCACGGGTGCGCATCACGGGCCGCTGGTCCGAGGACGGCACGCTCACGGGCTTCGAGACCGGCGACCGCATCATGTTCATGGAGAACCTGTCCCGCATCCGGGGCATACCGCTCCGCGAGCAGTACGACCTCGACGACGACACGCTGCCGTGGCGTGAGGTCGAGCGGGTCAGCAGGGCTCTGGCAGAGTTCAAGGCGGCCAAGGGCTACATGGACTACACCGACATGCTCAGCGAGTTCGTCCGCATGGACACCCCGCCACAGCTGGAGGTGCTTCTGGTCGACGAGGCGCAGGACCTCTCCGCGTTGCAGTGGCGGGTCGTCTGGTTGCTCGCACGACACGCCCGGCGCGTCGTGGTCGCGGGCGACGACGACCAGGCGATCTACCGCTGGGCGGGCGCGGACGTTGACGCCCTGATCGACATGCAGGGAGACGCGCGCGTCCTGGGCAGGTCGTGGCGCTGCCCCCCGGTCATCCAGTCGCTGGCCGGGGGTATAATCTCGAACGTGACCCGGCGGCGCGAGAAGGCGTGGTCGGCGCGCGAGGGAACAGGAACAGTGGACCGGGTCGTTGACGCGGCCAACGTGGACCTGAGCGGCGAGGACATCCTCATCCTGGCCCGCAACGAGTACATCATCCGCGAGCAGTTCGAGCCAGCGCTCCAGCGTGCGGGCATCCTCTACGAGCGGCGCGGGCAGCCGAGCATCCCAACCAAGATGATGCGCGCGGTGACCGACTGGGAGCGCCTGCGCCGAGGCGAGCCGCTGCCGGTCGAGACGCTGCGCGAGCTGTTCGAGCACATGTCCTCCGGGCGCGGAGTGAAGCGTGGTCACAAGAAGCTGCCGGGCTGGGAGGACACCGAGGAGGGAACGCTGAGCGGGTTGACTCAGCAGGGTATTCTCCTGACCCAGGCACCGTGGTACGAGGCGCTCGACCGCCTTCCGCAGGACCAGGTCAGCTACATGCGCTCGGCGCTGGCGCGGGGCGAGAGCCCTCGGAAGCGCCCACGCATCCGCCTCTCTACGATTCACGGCTCCAAGGGCGGGGAGGCCGACCATGTCATCCTGAGCACCGAGATCGCGCAGCGGACGTGGCGTGAGATGGACGCGCAGCCGGAGGACGAGGCACGGGTTTGGTACGTCGGGGTGACGCGGGCGCGGGAGCGCCTGACGATCGTCGGTGCGACGACGCCGAGGGCCTGCCCGTGGCTGTAGTGCTTGCCTTCGTCGCGCGGCGCGGGCAGGGTTGACTCCAGAGCGCTGCACTGGTCGGAACTCACTCTGACTAGAAGGTCTTGCACTCGACCCGCACCGGGGCAGCCAAGGTGCGGGCACCCCTGTCAGGAGGAAGATATGTTCATCGCAAAGGGCGAGCTTGAGTACGGGTGGAAGAAGAAACTCCTGGAGCTCTTTGACAAGGAACCCGTTGCCTACCGAAGGCTGCGAGAGCGCGTGAAGATGTATGACCTTCCGCATACGCGGGAGGAGCTCGACAAGCTCAATGAGTATACGGACAGGAAACTGGACACCATCGATGATCTCGAGCTGGAGGCCTGGACCTCTGTCGGCATCGAGGTCAAGATGAGCCGTGTGCGCGGGCTCCGCAGCAATGATCCCGACATCCACAAGACCATCTACCAGATCAGTGTGGCCAACGTCGGCCTGATGCAGATCCAGCGGGTCGAGGTACTGGAGGACTGCTGCACCGACCACCTGCAACGGGAGCTCGACCGGGGCTGGCGTATCCTCGCCGTCTGCCCACCCAACGACGCCCGCCGCCCGAGCTACGTGGTCGGGCACATGGAGAAGGAGGCGTGAGCGCCGTCAACGGGATCGAGGACGCGGTCGCCCGGCTCGTGCTCTTCATCGTGGAGCGAGAGAAGGTGCGCGTGCGCAAGGAGCGCGGCGACCCGTGGCCGTGGACTGACGACCCGATCCTCCGCGAGTACCGCTTCTGCAACATCCACCGCGAGGACGACGCGGTGACGCGGTGGATCGCGAAGTACTGGCGTGAACCGCTGGCCGCTCACCCTGACTTGTGGTGGCTCATGTGCGTAGCACGTCTCTTTAACGATGTCGAGACGCTATCCGAGATACGCAGTCAGGCTGGGAAGGGTGCGACGCTCAAGGCGTCGTTCCCACACAGCATGAGGGTCGCCGTCCGTGCGAGAAGAGCGCGCGGGGACCGCGTCTTCAACCCGGCCTACATGATTACGACGGCTGGCAAGAAGCAAGACAAGATCGACTACATCTTCGAGCTCCTCGGAACCTTGTGGGCCAACCGTCTCCACCTCCGGCCCCAGAAGCATGACACCCTCAACTCCTACCACATGCTGCTGGGCCAGTTCCAGGGTCTGGGCAGCTTCCTCACGGCGCAGGTCATCGCTGACCTGAAGTACGTGGAGCCGCTCAAGTCGGCGAGCGACTGGCACACCTTCGCGGCCTCGGGACCCGGATCAAGAAGGGGCATGAACCGGATCCTGGGGAGGCCAGTCAATGCCTCCTGGCAGGAGGACGACTGGCGGCAGAAGCTGTGCAAGCTGCAGACTGCCACGGCGGTGCATCTGAAGAGGGCGGGCATCGTGCTGCATGCGCAAGATTTACAATCGGCGCTTTGCGAAATGGATAAGTACGAAAGAGCACGCCTCGGCGAGGGGAAACCAAAGCAACGCTACAGGCCCCCCCATGTCAGGTAAATTTGCAACAGGCATCTACGCGATACGCAACAAGAAGACACGCAAGTGCTACGTTGGTTCGGCTGCGGAGATCGAGAAGCGCTGGGGTGTGCATCGTCATCTTCTTCGCAAGAACAAGCATCACAGCACGAAGCTGCAGAGAAGCTGGAACAAGCACGGTGAGGGCTGCTTTACGTTTCGTATTCTTGAGCGCTGCAGTTTGAAGGCTCTCGCCAGAAGAGAACAGTATTGGATGGATTATTACGACGCATACCGCAGCGGCTACAACGCGCACCCGAGAGCGAGAACTTCTCGGGGACACAAGTTCGGGGTAGAAGCGCTCGCCAACGTAGCGGCAGGAGCCGTGCGCCGGGCAGCTTGTCCAGAAGAACGCAAACTACGTTCTGAGCGGGCCAAGGCGCAGCATGTTGCTGGGAATTTGGGAAGAAGAACCTGGAACAATAAATCAGAGGAAACATTCTCCAGGAAAATGAAGATGGCTTTCAAAGACGGTCGAATGTCCAAATTTGAAGCTATCCGTGACGCAAACACAAAGACACCGGAATTCCGAGAAATCCGACGGAAGAACATGCGCGCTTTCGCGCTCGCCAACCCTAGAGAGATGGCGCGTCGCTCCATGTTACGGAAGGATAGGCAGCATGTATGACACCATCGTCGTCGGCTCCGGCATCTTCGGCTCGGTCATCGCAGCGCACCTGCGCGCGGGCGGCCAGCGCGTCCTCGTAGTCGGGGACGACCGCCCGGACAGTGGGAGCAAGCCCGCCGGGTGCGTGATGAAGCCAAGCTGGATCAGCTCGCTGAGCCGAGACGACTACAGCCTTGGACTGAAGCTGCTTGACGACCTCTACGGCGTCCGGACGATCCAGTTCGTGCTGCGCCCGAAGCTCACGACAGTCGAGGCTCAGCACGTGAACCCGCAGGCCATCCTGCGCGGCTGCACGGCGCACCCGGACTTCGTGGCAGGGGTAGTTCGTAATACTGGAGAAGACGGAGAAGCAGTCGCAGTCCAGTTCACCAACTACGAGGACAAGAAGTCTTATGCGGCGGTCGCCCGTCACCTCGTCGTCGCTGCCGGCATCTGGACCGGCGAGCTCTGCCCTTGGGTGCAGACGAAGGCGCAGTACGGCTGGTCCTTTCGAGGCCCCCCGGTCCGCGAGCCAGTCATCAGCCTCTGGGCTCCCTACCGTCAGGTCGTGGCCTTCAACATGGACGACGGGCGCAGCTGGTCCGGCGACGGCTCCTCGCTGAAGCTCGAGAGTGCGACGCACGAGCGGCAGCAGAAGGCTCTGCATCGCTGCCACGTCGCGATGGGTCACGATCCGCTGCGGCGAGACACATATGAGGTCGCTCGCGGCGCACGCCCATACGCAGAGACCGGGGGGAGGCCCTGCCTGATCTCGCGCCGGGGCAGCGTGTGGGCCGTCACGGGCGGCGCGAAGAACGGAACGATTGCGGCGGCGTGGGCTGCGCGGGAGCTGGAGAGGGAGATGCGACTGTGAGCCTTACAGACAAGGAGCAGGCGGATGAGTTCCGCAAGAAGTTCAACTCGATGGCGCTGTCAATCGTCGGGCTCCTGCTTGAAGCTGAGCGCAAGGGGTTCAGCTTGAGCTTCAACATTGCCGTAAGGAACGGCAAGCCTGACATCAACATCGAAGTCGCGAGGGTGACCAAGCTATGATCAGCGACAAGATGGACATCATTGAGTTCGGCGAGGCGCTGGTCCGGACGCGGGACCTGGACCCGGTCTACTGCGCCGTGCACGACGCGAGGATGCCGCGCGACCAGCTCTACCGCTGGCTCCTTGCGTACTGGTGCTTCTACCACGTCGGCGTGGCGAGCTTCCTGAGTGAGCAGAAGGGTGGCTCCTACTGGGACTTCCTGCACGAGGCTGCGGAGAACAAGAACTCACCTCGTGATCATTCTCTCCCCGCCGAGCGCTGGCCGCGCGCGGCGGAGCGCCGTCACTTCCGGGGCGCGAAGTGCGTCGAGGCGGTCAAGCAGCTGCGCGACGTCTACGGCAAGCCGGAGCTCGCGGTGCGCGACCTCATGCTGCCCAGCGAGAAGGCCATCCTGCGGAAGATCAAGGACTGGTATCTCTTCGGGCCGTGGATCGGCTTCAAGGCGGCTGACATGCTGGAGCGCTGCGCCGGGGCGCAGGTCAGCTTCGACCCAAACATCGGCTTGATGTACTCCGAGCCGAGAAAGGGCCTGGAGCTCGCGGCACGTCGTGGATACTACTACGGGATGTCGTATGACAGTATATACGAGAACCTGTTGGGTCACTTCAAGAACAGGAAGGCACCGCCCGCGCTGGATCGGCCCTGCGGCCCACAGGAGGTCGAGACGATCCTGTGCAAGTGGAAGTCGCACATGAGCGGCCACTACTGGGTGGGGAAGGACATCGCTGAGCAGCGCCCGGCCCTGAAGGGCTGGGGTCGGACGGCCGACAAGCTGCTCAAGGCGTATCCCGAGGAGGTTGTCTGAATGGCAACTCTCAGCAAGCGCGCCGAGAAGCTGTGGGGGCGCATCTGCGACGGACACTTCTACCGGGCCTACAGCAAGCATGAGCCGAAGGCCATGAGAGAGCTCGTCGACGCGGGGCTTGTCTCCGTCTGCGGGCGCGTGCAGACTATCGTTGCTTGCTACGTGCCCCGTAAGGGCTACAAACCATTCAAACAGGAACAGTACAAGGGGTCGCGCTGATGCATACGATCGTCAACATCCGGGGCACGAGCGGCTCGGGCAAGTCTACCGTGGCGCGCAGTGTGATGACCAGCCTCGTAGAGGCCGGTCATCAGAACGCACAGGAGCGCGGCATGATCGGTGGCAAGGAGCGCATCCTCGGCCACCAGGTCGGGCCGGTGTTCTTCCTGGGCAAGTACGCCACGGACTGTGGCGGGGTCGACAGCATGAGCTGGAAGGGCGCGGCGGACGACATCTGCGACCTCGTGCACCACAAGGCGATGCACGGGCCGGTCGTGTTCGAGGGCCTGATGGCCTCGAGCTGGGGCACCGGGCGACTGCTCGACCTCTGGGAGCGATGCGAGAAGAAGCTGCACGTCATCATGCTGACGACGCCGCTCGAGGTCTGCCTCGCCAGCGTGCAGGCCCGGCGCGACGCGAAGTACAAGGCGAAGGGCGAGGTCGCCCCGCCGCTCAACCCGGCGAACACGACCAGCAAGTACCACAGCTCGCTCAAGGGCGCGCAGAACCTTCAGGCGCGCGGCATGACCACGATCGAGTACCTCGACCGCGACGCCGCGCTTGCTCGTGCACTGGAGCTGCTGACGTGAGCAGCTCGTCGCGACTTCTGACAGAGGACCAGGCCAGAAAGACGTGGTGCCCGCTGGCGCGCACGTCATGCGCGGCGAGTGACTGCATGATGTGGCGCTGGGCACCGCCCTGTGCGCGTACGGCAGACGATTATCTTGTAATGCAAGGTTACTGCGGACTGGCCGGAAGCCCGCACTGTGGAGAAGCACGATGAAGGGCCTGACTTTCGGCGCGGAGCTGGAACTCAGCGACTGGCCGCGCCACGAGCCGCTGCCCGTCATGGGCATGGGCATCGACGTGCGGGACACGACGATGGTCAACAGCAACGGTGTTGCTGTCGACCCAACCGGGAAACTCTGGGCCTGGGGCGGCGAGATACAGACCGCGCCGTCTGTGAGCCCTGAAGGGGTCGCAGACCAGCTTGACACGATAATGAAGACATGGCCGCAGACGACGGTCAACTACCGCAGCAACCTGCACGTGCACGTTCGCGTGCCCGGCCTGCGCGAGAACCTGCAACTGCTCAAGCGGCTCCAGAGCTATGCGCACAAGTGGCTGCCGAGGGTGCTGCCCTACATCGAGCCAATCCCCGAGCCGGTCTGCCCGGCGGCGTGGCCCGACAAGGAGGAGTACGCCGGGGCGCGCAAGCGCTGGGCGCGGCGGAAGGTGAGTCACCAGAAGCTGCTGAGCGCCGAGCGCCTCAAGCTGCAGCTTACCGCCCGCACACCCGAGGAGTTTCGAGATCTGGAGTACATGGACCACAAGACCGGCAGACTGCATCCCGCGATACACCCCCGGCTCTGCTTCAACCTGCGGCAGCTCTGGGAGACGGACACGATCGAGTTCCGGCACTTCCCAGGCACGGTCAACTCGGAGGAGCTGCGCGCGGCAGTGACGTGGTGCCAGGAATTTCTTGTCATGGCAATGAGTGACGCCAACCCGGTGAGCTACGCTGAGTACATCGCGAGCGCAAGGGTGCTGCCGCACTTCGAGGACTACGACCACTGGCTGGAGACCGGGTACCAGCTGACGAGCCGCGCGACCCAGCGGGCGGCCGACATCCCGGGCAACATAGAGCGATGGCTCAGGGAGAACAAGCGATGACAACGCACCACGTGAAGTCCTGGTCCCACTTCTTCGACGCGATCAAGCGCGGCGACAAGCGGCTCAACGACCGCGACTACGCGGTCGGGGACATGCTGGTCCTGCAGCGCTACGACCCCTTTGCCGGCTGCTACACCGGCGAGGAGCACGTCGTGGAGGTCAGCTTCATCACGTCCCAGCAGTATCCCTGCGCCTACAGCAGCGCGGTGCTGCCGAAGGACTACGTCATCCTCAGTCTCAAGGAGAAGGCCACTTGAGGGTACTCGTTCTCTGTCATGGTTCCATCAACCGCAGCCCCTTCGTCGCCGGGCTGCTCCGCCAGCTGCGCCCAGACTGGGAGGTCAAGGTTGCAGGCCTCAAGACCACGCCGGGACGCAGCGCGTCGCGCAAGGCGCGGGCGGCGGCGGCAGAGCGCGGCTTCAGCCTGGACGCCCACCGCAGCGTCGTCGCAACGCGGGAACTGGTTGAGCAGTCACAGGTCACGCTGTACATGGACGGCGGCAACGAGAAGCGCCTGCGCGAGCTCGTCGGCGAGAAGCTGTTCAGCAGCCGCTGCAGGCTGCTGGCGACCTACGGTAGCCTTCGTCGTGTGCCTGACCCAAACTATACCTCTGACCCGGCCCAGCTGCGCGAGATGTTTGCTGCGGCCGAGCTCTGCACCAAGAAGTTCCTGGAGACCTACTCTTGAAGACCGTTCTGCTCGGCATGAACAACCCGCTCTCCGCTCAGGCTCGCTACGCGCTCTACCCGCACCCACCCAACTGCGCGGGCTGGCGGCTGTGGAGGATGCTGGAGGAGCGCTGCGGCGTGACCGCGATGGACTACGTCGAGGGCTTCGACCGGCGCAACCTGCTCCGCAGCCTGGAGTGGAAGCCGCGCGAGGCCCGCGCCGCCGCCGAGAAGCTGCTGCCCCAGCTCGAGGGCCGCACCGTCATCGTCCTGGGGGCTGCCGTACGCGACGCGCTGCGGCTCCCCCCGGTCCTTGTCAAGCCGGTCGTTGACCGGGGGGTGACATTCCGGCAGCTGCCGCACCCGAGTGGGAGGTGCCGCTGGTACAACGACCCGAAGCACCGCAAGGTGGCCGGGCTGCTCCTCGAGGAGGAGTACGAGCGAGGGCGGCGGTCATGATGGTCGAGATCGACGACGACTGGCTGCGGCGCGTGCTGAACGTGCACAGCAGGAAGAAGGATCTCGGCGAGGCGCTGCAGGAGTACCTGTACGGAGATCCGCGCTTCGACGTCAACCGTGAACAGCAGCTTGGTGTGCTGATCGTGCGCCACATCGTAGAGACAATCAGAAGCAGGAGAGATCAGTCATGAGAGTGGTGCGGGTCAGGAATGTGGCGCAGGCGTGGTCCGAGCTGCCGGAGGTGCTGCGCTACGACGCCGAGCTTCAGGACAGCCGCGCCGGGCGCGTGCTGGTGTGTCCCGAGCCGGTTGCGACCGTCTACACCCACCCGTGCGAGCGGGTGCTGCTCGCACGGCGTCGCGACGCCAACCCGTTCTTCCACCTCATCGAGGCGCTGTGGATGCTGGCGGGGCGCGCGGACGCCGCGACCCTCAACCACTACGTCCGTGACTTCGGCGAGCGCTTTGCGGAGGACCACGGCGAGATACATGGAGCCTATGGCTACCGCTGGCGCTCCGCGATGGGCGTGGATCAGCTTGACCTGATCGTTGACAAGCTGCGCGCCAATCCGTTGGATCGGCAGGCCGTGCTCCAGATGTGGCAGGCGGAGGAGGATACCTGCAACGACCTCGAGGGCTCCTGGCGCGATCGACCGTGCAACACGCATGCGTATTTCAGGGTTCGTGAGAGCAGGTCTCTCCTCGCTGGAGAGACCTACGGTTCCGTACTCGACATGACCGTGTGCTGCCGCAGCAACGACATGGTCTACGGTGGCTACGGCGCCAACGCAGTGCACTTCAGCGTTCTGCTGGAGTACCTCGCGGCGCGGATCGGCGTCGGCGTAGGCACCTATACCCAGATCAGCAACAACTTCCACGTCTACGCGGACGTCTGGAACCGGGTTAAGCCGGACGGCTCGATCGCGGAGTACGCGACCTCCTCGCCCTACCGCCTGTTCGAGAACCTCAACACGGCCTCGACTGATCACCCAGTCGTTGAGCCCACGCCGATGTTCAAGTGGCCGGAGGCCATCGACGCGGACCTTCGGCGGTTCTTCAGTTGGCACGACGAGCTGTGGGCCTGTCCTCCGGGCGAGGCGCTCACGAACCCTAGCCCTCCGTTCAGCAACCCCTGGTTCGCGCACACGGCGACGCGCGTGGTGCTGGCCTACTGGGGCTGGCGGCGGAGGATGCCGGCCAATGAGGTCAAGCTGATCGCTGCGCTTATCGAGGCTCCGGACTGGCAGCGCGCCTGCACGGAGTGGCTCGAGCGGAGGGCTGCCCGCTCATGAGCCGCATGCACCCCCTCACCCTGGACCCGCGCAGCGCGGGCCGCGTAACGAGGTTCCACACCTGGGAGCGCATCCGCGAGCAGTCCGTCGCGGAGCACACCTGGAACGTGCTCCGCATCCTGCTCGCGATCTGGCCCGACTGCCCCCGCGAGGTGCTCGTCGAGGTCATGTTCCACGACGTCGGAGAGCGCGTCTCCGGCGACGCCCCCTACCCGACCAAAGCCGAGAACCCTGTACTCAAGAGGGAGATGGACCGGCTGGAGGACGCGGGACGTCTGGCGATGACCCGGTGGGGCGTCGTGGCGCACATGCCACTCACCGAGGAGGCGCACGCCGTCTTCAAGATGGCTGAGTTCATCGAGATGTGGGAGTACGCCCTCGACGAGGTCGCGCTGGGCAACGCCAGCTGCGTCATCATCCGGGACCGCTGCCACGCCAAGGCGGCGGAGATGTGCAACGCGCGCCCGAGCGACGACATCCGCAGCCGCACCGTATCATACATGCAGAGAAGGATCGAGCATGACCGCAAGCACCGACGCATCCACCACCCCGAGGATTGAGCAGGTCGGCGGCGACCACTACGCGAGCACCGGGCTCCAGCACTGGGACCTGTGCGCGAGGCACGACGTGCACTACCTGCTCGGCTGCGCGAGCAAGTACGTTGCGCGCCATCGTCGGAAGAACGGTCGCGAGGACCTCGAGAAGGCAGTCAGCTATCTCGAGCGCTATGGGCGTGCCAGGAGCGATGGTGAGACCCGATACTACGAGGAGCGTCTCGTGCCTCCTGAGGAGTTTGTCGCGTGGGCCGCCGCCTCTCGGCTCGACCCGCGTGACCTTCCGGTGCTGCTCGCGATCATGTGCACGTGCCAGCACCACGTCGCGCTCGCGATGCTGCGCGAAATGATCGAGCTGGAGTACCCGGTCCCCCCGGTCTGGGCACAACCAGGCACGCCGGAGGACGGCGGCCAGCACGCCGTCCTGCTCCCGCGCTTTCTCACTCAGTTTGGGTACGACCACCGCATCGATCCGGAGGTGCGAGGGCACTACGCCCACAACCCCTCCAGCTGCTGCTGGGAGCTCCAGGAGGGGCCCGGCGTCGTTGCTGATGACGTGGGTGCGGACGGGTGAGCCAGCTGCCCCTGTTCCTGCCGGAAAGCGGCTGGGAGCCACCAACCGAGCTGCCGGACCTGCGCAGGGTCGGCCTGGTAGCCCTCGACCGCGAGACCAAGGACGACGGCCTGGCCGCCGGACGTGGCCCCGGCTGGGCCGTCCGCGCAGGCTACACGGCGGGCATAGGCGTCGCATGGCGAGAGGGGTCTCAACTGAGATCCCTCTATCTACCGCTCCGCCACCCGGAGACAGCCTGCCTGGACCCCGAGCAGGTCGCCCGGTGGGAGGATGACCACTACCGGGCCGGTGTTCGCTTCGTCTTCCACAACGCACCCTACGACCTCGGCTGGGCACGGGCGGAGCACGGCACCCTTCCGCCCGACAACCTCGACGACACGACGGCCATGGCGGTCATGATCGACGAGAACAAGTTGAGCTACAAGCTGGACCGGCTCGCCAGAGAGTACGGCCTGGAGGGCAAGGACGAGACCCTGCTGCGCGAGGCGGCAGCGGCCTACGGCTACCACGGGACCAAGGTCAAGGAGAACCTCTGGCGGCTCCCCGCCCGGTTCGTCGGACCCTACGGCGCGGGTGACGCGGAGCAGACGCTGCTCCTGAGTGAGGTCCTCAGGCCAATGCTGGAAGAACAAGGGCTTCAGGATGCCTACCAGCTGGAGATGGACCTCATCCCGATGATCCAGGAGATGCGGCTGCGCGGCATACGGGTCGACACGCTGGCCGCCGAGGAGGCGCTCGACGCTCTTAAGGCACAACGTGATGTTGTTCTAACCGAACTGTCAGAGAAGTTAGGAAGAACAGTTCGGTTAGAAGACATACGCAAGGTCAAGAACCTCGAGGCCTGGCACGACGCCGCCAAGATCAGCTACCCACGCACGCCGAAGACGGCGGTCGGCAGCTTCACCGCAGGCTGGATGCGCAAGCACGAGCACTGGCTCCCCCGGCTCGTGGCACGCGCCGACCAGCTCGAGGAGGCCGGAGAGAAGTTCGTCCGGGGGTTCATCCTGGACTACGCGCACCGGGGGCGGCTGCACGCCAGCATCAACCAGTTCAAGTCCGACGAGGGCGGCACCAAGACCCACCGCTTCAGCTACTCCGACCCGGCGCTGCAGCAGATGCCCGGTGACAAGCAGCCCGAGCTCAAGGCGATCATTCGTGGCCTGTTCCTGCCGGAGGAGGGCGAGGTGTGGGGTGCGCTGGACTACTCCCAGCAGGAGTACCGGCTCATCGTCCACTTCGCGTGCCGCCTCGGGCTGCGCGGCGCGGCGGAGGCGAAGGAGATGTATGCCTCGGACGCGAACACGGACTTCCACCAGATGGTTGCCGACATGACCAACCTGCCTCGACGCACGGCGAAGGACGTGAACTTCGCGAAGGTCTACGGCGCGGGCATCCCGAAGTTCGCGGGCATGACCGGCATGAGCCTGGGCGTGGCGCAGGAGACGATGGACCAGTACGACGAGCTGCTGCCGTTTCCCAAGCTGCTCGACGCGGAGTGCAAGAACCTTGCCGGCCAGCGCGGCTGGATACGCATGCTGGACGGTGCGCGCATGCACTTCGACCGCTGGGAGCCCGCGTGGCGCGACGGCGCGACCGGCTACCCGCGCCCGCTCGACGAGGCGAGGAAGGTGTGGCCGGGCATCCGGCTCAAGCGTGCGTTCACCCACAAGGCGATGAACGCACTCATCCAGGGCTCAGCCGCCCGGCAGACCAAGCTGGCGATGCGGGCGTGGTGGCGCGAGAAGATCCTGCCGCTGCTGCAGATGCACGACGAATTGAGCGCTTCCTTCTCGGACCAGAAGGTCGCTCTCCGCGCGCAGGAGATCATGCGCGACGTGGTGCGGCTCGAGGTGCCCATGGCCGTGGACGCCGAGTTCGGCCCGACCTGGGGCGCGGCCAGCAAGAAGAAGGACGCCAAGGGCGAGACCACCTACGCCGCGACCTGGGACGAGGCGCTGGAACTCGTGTAAGAACAACAGGTTGCAAGAAAGTTCTCGGAGCCGCAAGAAAGCACTTGCCTTCCTCTCGGGGCCATCGTATGCTCTCCTTACGGTCGGGACGCCCCGGCCCTCTGTCAGGAGAGAAGAACATGACCACTACCGTAAGATTTGTGGAGCGTGACGGCGGCATCACCGACATCCGCTTCAAGGACAAGATCACCGCTCGGCTGGTCGCGCGCCTCAACAACGACGCCGCCTGCCACGGTGCAGGCTGGGTGCCCGGCTTCCGCGCCGTGTTCGTCCTCTCGAGCGACGAACACCCTCTCAACCAGACTGCGTGCTAACCCATCCCTCTGTCAGGAGAGAACGAAGATGAACATCACCACCCCCGTCAAGAGCAACGTGCTCTCAATCGAGTCACAGATCTTGACGGGGGTAACGCCAGAAACAATCCACCTGCACCACTACCTCGAGAGCGACCAGCTTCATGTCCTCGTTCTTCTGGGCGTAACGGGCAAGACCATATTCCTGAGCCGCGAGGACGCGGTGCAGATCCGAGACTTCCTCAACAAGGAGTACCCAGCGTGACCGCCAAGCACCCCACACGCGAGGGCTGGCTCCTCGCCGCCTGCGAGCTGCTCCAGACGGAGTTCTTCAAGGG